ATTTCGAGCGTTTGTTCGATGAGGGTACAATGTACATGATCACGCCTTTAGAGGCTGGTCAAAACTTCAACGAACTTGACGGATTGTTAGATGTCAACTTTACTGATGACGTTGTAACTGCTGGTCAGTTAGTTGCTGAATTAGTATTGGATTATGGTACTGCATTGAACCCTATCCAATTCACAGGGGCGGTTGCGGCTGATTTTAATCTAACAGTTAATGGTGTATCTGCTACATTTATTGGTGTTAATGAAGTATCGGCTGGAACGTATGAATTCGACTTTGCCGCAACAACTGGTGATGACGTTGTTATTAGCGTTGACAAGTTGGGTTATGATGGTGAAATATCATTCACTGCCGCGTAATGAGTTACGTTACTTTTGGCAAGTACAGCATCAATGGTGAATTCATTTTGGAGTCAACATTTGAGGAGTTGTGCGATAGATTTCCTAATTATCCTAAGAACGTTCTTGTAGCGGCGTGGGAATCGGTACATGGAAAGCAAAAAAAGCCAAAGAAGAAACCGAAGACCGATAGCGAACAATAGTAAAGAGGGGTGTGAAATATCACCCCTTTTTTTGCTTAACTTTGAAGTATGTTTGATCTGATGAACACGCGTATAGGCGCATTATTAAACACTGCAAGAACAATCAGCTTTGCAGAGGTTTGGATGGCTGTATTCCGCGATCAGCGTTTAAAGGATCAAGTATTAAATTGGATCAGACAAGACCAGTTATTTAAAGAGGGTATAGATGAGAATGGTGTTGTTATAGGCACATATTCAGAGGCAACAGAAATGATGAATCCCTCAAAAATTGCTGGTGAACATTACACGTTATTTGATACAGGGGATTTTTACGAAAGTATGTTCATTGTAGTATTAAGAGATAGTATAGTTGTTGATGCTGATCCAATCAAAGTAGATGAAGATGGAGAAACGACAAACTTATTCAACGAATATGGCGATGGCATTATTGGACTTACTGACGAAAATAAAACAAGGTTGGCGCAAGAACTCATCGAGCGGTTTAATATTGAGTATAGGCGACTATTATCAATCAATTGATGATATGCCTTTATACAACTGGATTAAATGCACTGAAGGGGATTTAACGCACGTTAGGAAGACAAAAGAAGGCAACGCGAAAGATGACATTGAGGCATGGACAAAGGTACATGATTCGTATATTGATGAGTTCGGACTTAGTGAAGTGTACAAAAAAATGCTGGATGCCATGCGCAAAAAGGCATTGATTGAATTGGATTATGTAATTACTGGTGATCGGTTTAAGTTAACCGAAGCCGAAATACAAGCCGCGAAATTACAGTCAATGATGGCAAACGGCGGTAATGGAATGACAATTGAGCAGACGTTAATTTATATAAGCAAATGGATTGGTCAATGGATCAACCCTAAACAAATAACGGCACGTGAATATTTTAATTTGTTAAAGGAGTATGGCAAAGCAAATAAAGGCAACTGATATATTTGAAAGCGAAGATATATTTCGCGGTATAAGACAATCAGCAGAACAAGCAATTGATACGCTTGGTAAGTTTAAATTAGAACTTAAACAAACGGCTGACGAGTTAAAAAAGACTATTGGCGGCGCAACTGTTGGCGATACCAAATCCATTAACGAATTAATTGCGGCTACACAAAAGGCAAATCAAGTAAAAGAACAAACGGTAAAGATTGATCAGGAACAGGAAAAATTACGCAAATTATCCATTCAATCCGAACGTGAGGAAATCAAATTAAAGAAAGATCAACAGGCGGCATTAGATCGCGAGGCAAAAGCGCGTGAGAAAGTTGCAAGAGAAACCGCTAAACAAAACAGCGCATATAGTCAAGAATCAGCCAAATTAAACGAACTTCGGAAGCGTTACAAGGATTTAGCTGTACAGAACAAAGAAAACACGGCAGAGGCAAGGAATTTGCTTACACAAATCACCGCGTTAGATGGTAAACTAAAGCAAATTGATGCTACGGTTGGACAACACCAAAGAAATGTAGGTAATTATCAACAAGCACTTGGTAGATTAAGCGGGTTTTTAGGTCAATTTGGGGTTGCATTTGGTATAGGAACAATCGTACAAGGTGCTACACGTTCGGTAATTGAATTTGATCAGGCGATTGCTGACCTTGTTTCGATTACGGGTGCGGGAGGTCAGGACTTAGAATTTTTCAAAGAACAGGCGTTAACATTAGGCAAGGAGGTTGAAGGTGGTGCAAGTGCTGTAATTGAGGCTTATAAGTTGATTGGATCGGCTAAACCTGAATTATTAGAGAATGCAGAGGCTTTAAATGCTGTAACTGAATCGGCAATAACATTGAGTCAAGCGTCAGGAATGGCATTACCTGAAGCAGCAACAGCGTTAACGGATGCAATGAATCAATTCGGAGCACCGGCTGAAGAGGCTGGGCGTTTTATTGATGCTTTGGCAAATGGTGCCTTGTTTGGTTCGGCTGAAATACCACAAGTAACGGAAGCGTTATTAAAATTTGGTGCGGTTTCACGAACTGCAAATGTATCGCTTGAGGAATCAACCGCGTTAATTGAATCACTTGCTGAAAAAGGATTGAAAGGAGCGGAAGCGGGTACGGCATTACGAAATGTGATGTTATTACTATCTGCTCCAGAGGCATTGCCTAAAGAAGCGCAAAAGCAATTAGATAAATTAGGTATTTCATTTGCCGAGATACAAGATACAAGTAAACCATTTGCTCAACGTCTTGAATCATTAAAACCATTGCTTAAAGATAATGCAGCATTGGTTGATATTTTCGGAAAAGAGAATGCGGTTGCAGCAACTAATTTGATTGCCAATACAGATAGGATTGCAGATCTCACCGAAAAGATGTACACGCAAGGAACAGCAAGTAAACAAGCCGAAGATCGTACACAAACATTAGCACACGCATTAACGCAATTACGCGGTGCATGGGAAGAGGTGATACTTGGATTCATGAATGGATCAGGTGCATCACAAGTATTAGTAAAAGGATTACAATTTTTAGCGGCTAACTTAGGCACAATTATATCCATAGTTGGTAAGTTAGCAATTGCATGGGCTGGTTACAAAACAATTCAATTATCACTTATTGCGCTTGATAAAGCAAGAGCGTTTTCATTTGCTGAATTCGGCAAAAAAATGGCGGCTCAGATACCAATGACACGCGCATATAGATTGGAGCAAGTTCAAGCGGCAAGGGCGGCAAAACAATCAGGAGAGGCTGTACAAACAGCTGGAAGATCAATGAGTGCTGTTCCTTGGATGGCAATAGTTGCGGCTTTGGTAGAAATATCAATGGCTTTTTATAACATTGCAACAAATGCAAAATACGCAAAAGAACAAGCCGAGCGATTAGATAGATACAAAGCAAGAGCATCTGATGAATCACTAAAGAACATTACAGCGGAAACGGATGCATTAGATAAGCAACTTAAACAAAGAGATCGCGATTTACAAATTTCATTATCAAAAGCAAAATCAGATAAAGAAAGGAACGCAATTGAAAAAGAATACGCCAAGTTAAAAGAGGATGATATTAAAAAATCCAAAACGCAAATAACACAATTCCGTAATAATGCGGCAGAAAGGCTTAGAGAATACAGAAAGGAAAAGGAAGAATTTCAAAAATTATCTGTACAGCGATCAAATGGAGGTTTAAATCCGCAACAAGCGGCAAGGTTTAATGAGATATTACAAAGCACCGGCGTAACTAATCCAAATGAAGTGTTCAAAGTATATGATGTTTTGGATGCAAAAATACAAGGTGTTGGAACGCGTGTTACTGAATATAACAAAGCACTTAATGCGGTAGGTGAAAGTCTTAAAGATGCCACAACTGAAGTTATTATAAATGGTAATGCTCAAGAAGACAATGCCAAAAAAACAACTGCAACAATAGCAAAAAAGAAAGAAGAGGTTAAGGTAAACCAAGAACTTTTAAAATCACTTGAAAACCTACGCAAAGAATACCAAAACCAAACATTCACGGATCGCGCTTTATTGACATTAGAAAAGGAGCGTAATGCTGAAAGGTTGAAGGCTGAATTTGCTGTATCAACAGATGCGGACAAGGATGCGCAGTTAAAAGAAGCATTGCTATTAAATGAAGAAGATTATCAGCGTAAACTAAAAGCATTAATTGAAAGTGAGGATATAGTTGAGGCTGAAACAAAGGTAAACGAGTTACGATTCAAGGCTAAAAATGCCAAAGGATTAGAGTTAATTGCGCTTACCGTACAATTGAAAGAGGCTGAACTAAAGTTGCTAAACGAACAAGAAGAAAAAGAGTTATTAGATGCTGGTAAAAATGAAGAATTAAAAGCCAAAATACGTTCAGAATACGCGTTAAAACGTCAAGAAGTTGAGGCAAATTATGCGTTAAAATCCATTGAGGAAGAAAACAAAACGGAAGATAAGCGTATTGAGATTCAAAAGATGTCAGCCGAACAACGGAACG